TTATTGATCCTAATGAATGTTTAGAGAATTTAAATATTCAGAAAGCTATAAGCATGAATGATGAAGTAATGCTTAGAAAAATCCTTGAATGTGAGTATTAATTATGGATAAAGAATTTAAACAAAAAATGTATTCAAAACTTTACGATTCTATAGGTTTTGTAGTAACTAATCAATCTATGTTACCTAAGTCTATAGGTAAAGTTGATTTAAGATTAAATAAGAAAGAATTAAGTAAATTAACTGACATTCTTTGGTATTTAGCACACTCTAAATTGTGGAAATAGCTATGAATTATAGAGTTACTTATCCCGTTGATTCTCTTGACAGTAAACCTACTGTTAAAACTTTTGATGACTTCTATGAATTAGAAGAATATCTCTGAAGAAGAGTATAAAGAGATAGAAGAATATGAATACTCACTTATCCATATAGAGGATCTAAACTAATGAATCCAAAAGAACACTTATTTAAATTCTATTCTGATCCTGCTCATGGATGGTTAGAAATGCCTTTAAAAGTAATTAAAGAACTTGAAATGGAAATGTTTCAAATTTCAGAATTTTCTTACTACGATAAAAAAACAGATTTTGTTTATGTAGAACAAGACTGTGATTTATTAAATGTAAAAAGAAAATATGAGCAAAAATTTAATCAAAAATTACTTGACCCTGAAAGAGTAATTCATGTTGAACTTAATGAAAATAACTTTATAAGAAAGTTAGATCCTTATGCTACTTATACAGTTGAAGTTAATTCAGTAACACCTGTTGAAGATCAAGAGATATTAGACGGTAAAAATCAAAAGTTAGCATTAGTAAAAACTTTTTTAAAGTTTTACAATTCTAATAATAGTTTGTTAGATGAGAAACTTAAATCAGATATTCTCTGGTTCGGTACTGGACTAACTCCATGTGAATTTGAAGCATGTAAGTTAACTGCTGAAGATTATTTTAAAAAAGGATATAAAGGTGATGAGCTATGAAGAAAATTACAAGTGATGAGCATGCTTACTTGCATGCTCTA